ACCATTAGTGTAGTTGGCTGTTTTTAAAGTTGGAGTAATATTAGATACTACATAATAAGTTAATCCGCCTCTAACCCAAATACATTTTACACCACCTTCTTGCCCCATTCCAATGCAACCTATTGTTGTTTCTGAAGAAGAATAACAATTATAAAAATGTACTGTTAAACCTTGTGGAGTATCGTTCCATCCTTGTCCGTCTGAAGGTAAATTCTAATTTATTCTGATTATATGCTAGCGATGCAGAACCTGCTGTAGAATACATTCTAACATATAAATCCTTTTGTGTTGTTGGGAAAATTATAGGATAAAAATTTGATGTACTTAATGAAGTTGCATCTATTGTATATTGTATATATGCTTCAACTGAATTGTTAACCCAAGTTGCAGCACTTCTCATTGTATAACCACTAAATTTATTACTGTTCGCTACTGTTGCAGCACTTGTAATAAACCCACTACCATTTGTTAGATGTGTTGTATTTGATGGTATTTTTATTGTTACTGCTAAACTACCATTATAAGAACCTGTTGATGTTGTTCCCGTTGTGAATGTTAAAGTAGATGTTACTTTATTTGCTGCTGCTACTGTTGCTGCTGAAGTGATATACCCACTACCATTTGTTAGATGTGTTGTATTGGTAGGTATATAAATTGTTTTTGCTGCACTACCATTGTATGTATTAGCTGTAAAAGTACCACCACTAAAAGTTAAAGTAGAAGTAACTTTATTTGCTGCTGCTACCGTTGCAGCACTTGTAATAAACCCACTATTATTAGTCAAATGACTTGTTGATGTTGGTATATTTACCGTTGTTGCTCCACTAGGATTGTAAGTCTTAGCACTAAAAGTACCACCACTAAAAGTTAAACTACTATGAGTATGTCCCGTTGTAGCATAAGCACTATGTGTATGACTTGTTAAGGAATAGTTACTGTGAGTATGACTAGTAGAACTCTTTCCATCCAAAGTACTTTGAAGATTGGTAATTTTACTTATTGCCAAACTTGGTATATCCGCTGCTACCAATGCTCTGAATGTTGCTGTTCCTGCACTACCATTTGGTGCTGCTAATACTGTATTTTTCGTCCTACTTACAGCGGAATCGTAATAAGTACTATGTGTATGTCCCGTTCCACTCTTACCATCCAAAGTACTTTGAAGATTAGTGATATTAGCTATTGTATGTGTATGTGAACTACTTGCATACTGTGTATGTGTGTGACTTGTACTAGCATAACCACTATGTGTATGACTTGTTAAGGAATAGTTGCTATGCGTGTGTGAAGTTTTAGAATAACCCGACAAATCAATATTATCAATATCAATATTATCAATTAAATTCTTTAACACTCTACCTTGATTTGCTGATAATGCAGCATCGGTTAATGTTGATGTAAGATTATCCACAATTGTTATTGCTCCACTACTTGAAGATGTTCCACTACCATAAGCTGATATTTCACCTTCACCAATAACATTCACTGATACTTTTAAATTACCACTTGAATCAAAACTAAAAGCCTTGTTCCAATTTGAATATACTGTGTCCCAATTGCTAACTTTTGTACTTGTTATACCATCCAATACACTTTTATTTGAATGGGTGTGATTATTGGTATAAGCCTTGTTCCAATTTGTTCTTTCTGTAGCTGTTATGTGCAATGTTGTATTTCCGCTATGTGTATTAAACGTTGATGTACTTACACCGCTTAAACTACTTAACGTTGGATAAGAAGGTAGAGATATTGTATTACCACTAATGTTATAACTTGTACTACCTACTTTAACAATACTTGCATAGTTATGAGTATGTGAACTACTTGCGTATTGTGGGTGTGTATGACTTGTTAATGAATAAGTACTGTGAGTATGACTTGTTGAACTCTTTCCATCCAATGCACTTTGAAGGTTTGTTATGTTAGCTATTGTATGTGTATGACTAGTTGAAGCATATCCACTGTGCGTATGACTTGTCAACGCATAATTACTATGTGTATGTGACGTTTTTGAATAATCAGACAAATCAATATCACCTATATCAACATTTGCTATTAAATCATCTACCTCATCCTTTGTATAATAATCACTCAAATCAATATCAACATTTCCGCTTCCACCACTTGTTGAACCACTACCATAAGCAGAAATTTCATTATCACCAATGAAATTATATTTGGAGTGAATATTACCACTACTATCTTTATAGAACCAATCATTAAAATTGGTATTTGTATCATTCCATTTTGTTCTTTCTGCTGTTGTTATATGGTATGTTGTATTAGCTGTATGTGCCGTAAATGCCGTATTGGTAGTTTTAGCATCCAACGTTGATTGTAGATTAGTAACAGCACTGATAGCGTGTGTATGTGAACTACTTGCATATTGTGTATGTGTATGACTTGTTGAACTCTTTCCATCCAAAGTACTTTGAAGATTTGTTACTGCTGATATTGGATGATTATGTGAAGTTAAGGCATAACCACTATGTGTATGTGAAGTTAAAGCATAGTTACTGTGTGTATGACTTGTTTTAGAATATTCTGATAAATCAATACCACTCACATCAATATTATCAATTAAATCATCAACTTCATCCTTGGTATAATAGTTTTCCAAATCAATGGAAGTATTACCCGTTTCACCACTGCCATAAGCTGAAATTTCGTTATCACCAATCAAATTATACTTGGAGTGAATATTACCATTTGAATCCTTATAAAACCAATCATTCAAATTAGTATATGTTTCATCCCATTTAGTTCTTTCATTACTTGTTATGTGATATGTAGTATTTGCTGTATGAGCTGTTAAATCTGTATTTGTAGCTTTACTATCTAATGTGGTTTGTAAGTTTGTAATAGCTGATATAGCGTGTGTATGACTTGTTAATGAATAGTTGCTATGTGTGTGTGAAGTCTTACTATATTCAGATAAATCTATATCAACATCACTAACATCAATATTATCAATCATTTCTTTAAGGATTCTACCTTGGTTTGCACTTAACGCTGCATCCGTTCTGTTGGAGGTTAAGTTATCTTCAATATCTATTGTTGAACCACTATTAGAACCGCTTGTAGAACCACTACCAAAAGCTGACACTTCACCACTTGCAATAATGTTACCATTAACAATGATACCATTTGATGTTATTTCCAATAGGTTTTTAATAGTTTCAGTTTCATTACCATCTATATCAGTTGTGGTTGTTGTTTCTTGAAATGTTACATAATGAGGTACAATATAAATGTTTTCATCATTCATTGTTGCAGGTAGATAATTTCCACTAACAACACCTCCACCACTATTACTACCACCTATATAACTTGAAGATATTGAAGAAGAAATAATATCTCCATTTCTAGATTGTTTATTTATATTTCGTCTTAAAAATTCCATATCTCATTTATTTCTTTTCAATTAATTTTAATTCCGCTTTTTCCCAAAACCAATCTATCGTAACAGAATCAATGATGAATGTTTTATTCAAATAAGAATCAGTTAAAGTTGAATACATCTTATAATCATTTTTTAAACTCAATTCTAAAATAGTTGAAGGTGTTGAATATTGGTTTACCAATCTATAGATAAAATGTTCTTCTTGTCTTAATGTTTGTTTTGTTGCTTTATTATAAGTTGTATCTAGAAACAATAAGTTCGCACCATTTATTTGTCCTACAGCACTATAGTTAGGTGCTTTATTGTCCCAAGTACAAATCTTAAAATCGACATCATCCATTTCATTAACAAAATCTTCATTTATAAGATTTGAATACTCTGTATCAGTTTCATTCTCCGAATCCAAATTCTTATCTGCTACCATTAGACTTATACCAAAGTTCTTTAACCAAACAGCATCACAACGATAGTCTGCATTGTTCTTATGTGGTGAATACAATGTTAATATTGGTCTAGTAGTTGATATACCAAAGCTAGGTACTTTTATGGCATATCCTTCACCTTCCAAACCCATATCCCAAGTTATGTTATTTTTAATAGGGAAATCTGTATTTATATGATGGTCATTATCATCACTGCTAAATTCTAATTTAAAACAAGTTTCTGTTGTAGTCCATTGTGTACCGTTCCAATAATTACCATTAAATTCCAACTTAGCTTTAAGCCATAAATTTTCTTCAATCAGTGTATCATTTTTGTTATTATAATTTTCGGGAATAAACATCTTACCCTCTCTATCCATTTGAATATATGAACCTTCAATAACAAAATAAACATCATTACCACCAATAAATGCTGGGTCAAAATCCACTATACTTTCAAATAATGGGATTCCTTTTTCTTCATTTATATCAATGTAAATACCCGTTCTACCATCTTGTTCCAACATATCATATTGTTTCCTAGTATATACAGTAGTGTCATTGGTATTATGTGAATGTAGTAATAGATAATCTGTAAATGATAGACTATTAATATCTTCATCAAAACTATCAACTTCCTTAAAGAATCCTTTGCATATAGTAGCACCTATATATTGTTGGGTAAAAGAATATTCTATTTTATCGGGTGGTGCTACGAGGAAAAAGGTTGAACCATTATTGATATAATAATATGACCTGTATTTGGGGTTTGTATAATATCTCATAAAAACCTTATGTTTACCCTTACCTATTGTAGCATCTTCAATTGATAAATTTTCAGTATAGACTTGATTCATTCCATAATTTTTCAAGTCATTTTCATCAAAGATATTTGGTATAGCATTATCGAATGAATACAATGAAGATTTTACAATAGCTTTATTGTACACATTATCTAGTGATAAGGTACTACCATTTTCTGCATAATCACTTGATGTTATTGTATGAGAATGTTCTAGTGTTACAATGGTTGGATTGGTTGTTGTTCCTACACTATATCTATAATAAGTATTGATACCATTCTTGATTGCATCGTAATCAATAAAGAACACCTCATTTCCACTTGCATAACAAGTAAGATTCATAAATTGACACAATTCTTCCAACACCTCATCACATTTCATCGGCTCATCATCTTCATCAAAGAAATTCATTTCTGAAATTTTCAGTTTCTCCCAAAAGTATTCAGTACTATAGTTGGGATTGTACGTTGCATTGCTGATATAAAACCTTGAATATACATTGCATTTTAATAATAAGTGATTTATTAATTCAATAAAACTAATAATACTTTTGTTATTATTAATAGGAGTATAATCGTAATATTGTAAAGTACTTAAAGCATCAATACATTCAACTTCAATTTCTTCTATTGGATTCTCATATCCTTGACTATATAGATTTGGTGTTGTATATCCTACCCATACCATATTTCCCATATAGTTCAACACTTCTACCTTATTCTGTTGTGCTTTGCTTGAATACAAATCATATAAATAATCTGAAGATAATATTTTAATAGTTGAACTAGAATATTTAACGGGTTTATAAAGATAATCATCACTACCTTCATAAGTTGTTGTAAATGGTTCAGCACCTAATGCTATTTCTTTTGAAGTGCTTGAATCACCATTTGTAGTTATGTTTATATAATATTGTTTGTTTTCAATATTACTAAATTGTCCTGTATATTTCATAATACATCATTTATTATATATGTCTTAAAATGTTTTTTTGATATATCTTATTTTATATAAATAAAAAATGGTGATAATGCACATGTGCATTATCACCATATAATTATTTCACTTTAGAAATTTTCTTGTCGTAATTATTCAATACACCCTTCAACTTTTGTCCGCTGATTTCAAACTCAACTTTTCCACCTAAAGAATTTCCACCTAATCTATTATTTGATATGGCATCCCATAAGTGTTTTTGTTGTGTCCCGTTCATTATCATTTCACCACTGTTTACCCTTGCTAAGTTTTTATCACCAACATAACTTGTACCTCCAACAATACCACCGTTAGCAAAAGCAGGTAATGCTGCGGCTGCTGCAATCAATGCTTCCATTTCAGCAATTTGTGCTGCTGCTAATGCAGGACCTGCAAAAGGTATATAAGCATAAGCTGCGGTTGATTCTGCTGCCATTGCTATTTGTGCAGCTTTTGTTTGTGCTGCTTTAGCTGCAAGAATTACTCCAGTTTGTGTTGCGTGTGCTGTTGTAATAGCTGCTGTTTTTTCAGTTTCTGCTGCCACTACTGCTGCTGCTTCACCTTGTACTGCTGCTGCATTTGCTGTAGCTGTACTTGCTTCTATTGTCGCTAATGCTTGTTTTTTAAGTCCGAACAATTCAAGTATTTCATTTAAAGTAGTCCAAGTATCAATCAATCCCTTAATAGTATCTATTGTTGTAAATATTGTATCTGTAATAGTTTGGAACTTTTCAAAAGCATTCATTTCATCAAAACCTTCAAATGAGGAAATAATATCACCTAATTGAGATATAGCACCAAAAGATTCTTTTACACCTTCATATAAACCTTCACCTATTTCTTTTTTGAGTTGTTTAATTTCTTCTTTTGCCTTTTCTAACTTAAACTTATCTTCAAGATTGGTTACTGTTTCAGATAAACCATTAATTTCACCATCTAATTTATTTACCCATTTCAACAATTCTTCACTAGCAACGTTATTGAGTGATTTTGCTTTTTCTATTTCCTCGTCACTAATACTACCTCTTAATTGTTTTAACTCATTTAATTGTTCTTTTAAATCATCTAACTGAATTTCTTGTGATTTGGTTTTACCTTCATCTACTGAATCAAAATCGAAATAATCCCATTTATTAGGTTTTTCTCTATTAGTAATATTGTTTCTATAGTCCTTACCTAATCTTTCAGATTTCTTTTCAAATACTTTGGATTGTCTTTCATTTTCTTTTGCTTGTTCCGCTGCATCTTCTTGTTCTTTTAAGGTTTTGATTAAACTGTTTTGTTGGTTTATCAAATCTTTATAGACATCAGAATTTAAAGCTACAACATCACCATTAGTTTCATAAGAATTAATTAATGCTTGGATAGCTGTTAATTTCTTCTTATTGTATTCCATTTCATTAATGTAACCAAGTTCCAATTGTCTTGAAGCAAATCCTAATGCAGAAGCGTACTGTTCTTGTGCATTCTGAATCTTCTTTTCATCATCACCTAAACCTACTTTTGTATTCAACTTTGACTGTTGTAATAAAGATTGATAACCTTTCTGATTCTTACCATATTCAAGTGCATCTTTTTTATCACCTTTTTTATTGGTATATGTCATTCCTTGTAGATTATCAGTAAGTTCATCAATTAATTTTTTAGCGACTGAAGCTATTTCTGAATCCAACTTAGACTTATCCCAACCTTGTGCATCTGCTTTTTGTGTTAATCTTTCTCTTTCTATAGCAAAAGCATCTGTTGCATTTGAAATAAGTTTATCTACATCTTCTGTAGTTTTAACATCTTCGGGTTTGGTTAAATACTTTTTACCTATATTATCAAAAGCTTTAGCAACATCTGAATATTCAAAACTATTGGTATATTCTCTAGCCCAACTATCAGCATAAGCTAACACCTTATCATTTCCTTGAACTAACTTTTCAATAACACCTTTTAAATGACTTTGCAAATCAGCACCTCTAAGTCCATTTGCAATACCTGCTTGCATTTCACCTTTAATAACTGTACCAATAAATTTAGCTTCATCTTTAGTATAACCATTTCTTTCTAGATTACCCGTAAAACGTCTTTCTGCATCTTTAAATTCATTATGTTTCAATGCTGTTTCATTGGTAAAGAATGTATCTAACATTTCTTCTCTAGCTTTCATTGCAGCATCATACAAATTGTATTGCTTTTGCCATTCAATAACTTCTTTAATTCTATCTCTTAACTTAGCATATTCTTGTGCAGATTGGTTTACACTGATTTGTTCCAAATGTAGTTTTTCCAATAGTTCGGGATATTCTCTTTTAAGTTTTGCTATTGCAGCTTGCCAAGCTATTGAAGATTGTTCATTTTGTCTTAAAACATTAATTAAACTAACAAATGAAGAATCTAATTTTTGATTATTGTCAATTGCTTCACTCATTGTTTTTTGTGCATTCCTAACAGCTTCAGTTGATTTTCTCCAAGCACTAACAAGATATGTACCAATGGTTGTTGCTAAAGTCATTATAACACCAACCCATCCACCAAAGAAATTCAATATACTAGTACCAAGTGTTGAAAGTCCTGTTCCAATCTTTTTGATTACACCTTGAATAGTTCCACCTACACTTGTTGTTGTTCTTTGAACATTCTGCATATTGGTAGCAATGACATCAAGTTTTGTATGTTTTGCCTTGTTACCCAACGCTTGCATTTGTAATGTCAAATCAGCAAGTGCCTTTTGATATTTCTTGGTATCAGTTCTACTTGCATTAACAATGGTATTTAAATCATTCAATGCTTTCTTCAACACAATACCATATTTGGTATTCATATCAAACTTAGTGGTTAAACCTTGTAACTCTCTTTGAAGTTGAATATAACCATCTTTAATATTCGGGTTTAATTGAATACCACTTGCAGCATTTGTTGCTGCGTGTGCAATACTCGCATTCTGATAAGCATTCTGATTTTTTAATAATTTATCTGCAAATTGTTTTTCTGCTATATCATCTAGTTCTTTTCTTGTCTTACTGAATATAGTTCCAATCTTTGTAGATAATAAACCAAAAGCTGCTGTTGCTACTGTTGGTAAATCTTGTATTCTTCTAAGAAATTCAGCTAATATATTCAATGGTTCAGTAAAGATTTTCTTACCACTATCAAATACTTTTATCTGTGTATTTTCCCATACTGATATTAAAGTCTTATAAGCTTTTTCCCAAGCACCTAAACCTTCTTCAAACATTCTTGCTGCTTCACCTTGTGAATTTGCAATGGTTTGATAAAGTTCATCCAACATCTCAGTATCACCTAATATTGCAGCACCTTTTGGAGCACCTAACTTGTTGAAGTAATCACCCAAATCAGCCATACTGTTACCAATACCACTTTTGGATAATTCTTTAAGTACTGCTATTAAACCTTTTGTTTTGATGGTTGTTTCATCTACCGCAAAACCATATTTTTCTGCAACCTTTTGTGCTTCGGGTGTTTGACTTGCTAATGCAAGAATGATTTGTTTTAAACCCGTACCCGCTTCAGAACCTCTAAAACCTTTATTAGCTAACTGTCCTAAAACAGCCATTGTTTCTTCCATTGAAATACCTGCTGCCGTTGCTACAGGTGCCGCAACTTTTAACGCTTCAAAAAGTTCAAGTACATTGGTTGCTGTATTGGATGCTGTTGCTGCAAGTACATCATTAATTCTACCTAAGTCATCTGCCGACTTACCAAAACCATTCATTGCAGTTGTGGCAATATCAGCTGCTTCTTGTAGTGATATTGCTTGTGATTGTGCCAACTGTAAAGTACCACTTAAAGCTTTTTGTGCTGCTAATGGTTGCAAACCATTTCTTACCAATTGTTCAAGTGCATTAGCTGCTTCTGTTGCTGTATATTTGGTATCTCTACCCAACTTCATAGCTTCATTTCTCATTGATTTAAGTTCAGTTGTAGAAGCTTTGGAAACTGCATTTACCCTTGCCATAGCATCCTCAAATTCTGCCCCTGCTCTAACTAACTGTTTACCTATATCAATAGCACCTAATGAAGCAAATGCAGTAATAAGAGTTTTCTTGAAGTTGTTTAATTGTGTTTGTACTTTACCAAGTCCATTCTTAAAATTATCTGCCAATAGTTTTAGACTAATGGCGAACTCTGTACGTTTAGACATTTGTATTCTTGTTTTTCTGTTTCATTATTTTTTTGATTTAAGAAATTCTTGAAGCTTGTGTTGGTTCATTTCTATTTCTTTCAATCCTTTTTCTTTCTTTTCTTTTTCCTCCCATTGGAACGGTAAGAACTTTTCAATAGGACATTTCTTTGAATCAATGTGAGGTAATACTGTAAGATATGTGAATAGTCTTTTTTCTTCAAGCTTTGTTCTCTCCTTATCATCCTTATATCTTATGTATAAATCAATATCTGTATATTGCATTTCATTCAACACATAGTTAATATCCAATCCACAATCAACTACCAATATCGGAATCATCTGTGTTATGAATACTTGTTTATCATTTGAAGTGTCATTTGATTTATCAGATAAATTTATTTCCTCTTCTTTAAATGGTGACTTAAATTGTGATTGAAACTTCATTTGTTTTTCAAGTCTTTCTCCAAGTTCTTTCATCAATCTTTCATCATTGAACAAGTATTTAATAGTATCTTCATAAGATTCATTATAATCGTTATTTGCAACAAGCATACAATATAACAATGGTATTATCTTGGATATTGTACCGTCAAATAATGAAAACGATTCTTGCGTCAACTTTTCATATAATACAATAGATTTAATATTTAAATTTATTTTGTATTGTAATTTTGTCTTTTTCATAAAAGCATATTTTAATAATATGTTTTATAGATTGTTTTTGATATAAAATAAAAAAGGTGATATTGCATGTGCAATATCACCCATATCATTTAATTGTATTTATATTAAGCTGTTTTCTTTTCAAGTTTACCATTACCTGTGAACTCGATACTCATAGTACAAACCGCACCATTATCAGCATTCAAATTACAAGAACTACAATAAGCTTCACCTTCATAATATGTTTTAGATTCATCTTGTGTAAAATCTTCACTTGCTAAATCTGTTACTTGTCCGAATCTTAACAAGAAAGGTGTTCTTGCTACCAACTTGTCGTAGAAATATTCATAACCTGTTTCTGAAGTTGACATTAAAGCTTCTGTTGAAATAGTCCAAGATAATTTTCCAGGTAAAGCTGCTGACCAAATACCTGCCATTTTATTAGAAGCATCAATAGTATCTGAAGTCAAGTTCAAAGAACAAGTTGTAGCGTATGCTAATGGTTGCCAATCTGCTGTTTCTCCTGTTGATACGTTGATATAAACGTGCAACTCATCACCTAAAATTCTTTGTTCTGAAATATTATATGTTGCCATATTGATTTATATGTATTTGTATTGTATTATTTTATTGTAAATTGGAGTGTCTGAATATAGACATCACCCGTATAATCTTCTGTACTATCAGTCATATTTATACTTCTGATAGACATTGTTTCATTATGTATATTGTATCTGTTATCTAGTACTTGAAATACTGCATCTGCCATTTGCTGTGATACATCGTAATCCTCACTTACGCAACTGATATAGACAACACAATTCTGTTCATAAATACCTTGTTTAGTTCTTTCTATTGAATATTCATCCCTTATATAAACTATATAATTTCCTTGTGTTGCTTCGGGTGCTATAATGGGGTAAATCTGATTTCCAACAAGTTCTTTAATGGTATCGTCATTTAACAGCATTTCTCTTAATAAAGTACATACAGAAAATTTAGTTCTTAATTTCTCCATCACCTATTTATTTCTGTTCCTAATGTTATTTACTGTTTCTTGTAGTTTGGATAATACTATTCTCATTGCACTGTTAGTTTCTGACTTTCTTGTATCACTCCAAAACTTGTTACCAATACCCGTTTTACGATGTACTCTACCTCTAAAATATCCTTTCTTTGTGTATCTGTCTTTAGTACCCTTATCAATTAACCAAGAATGATTACCACCACCTTTTCCACCTTTAAAACCTGCAAGAACACCTCTATTCTTTTTCTTAACAGTATATTTGAATGATTTAAGTAAGTTCCCCGTTACACCCTTACTACCACTTTTCATACGCTGTCTAAGTCTCAATCTACCTTTTCTGATTAAGTATCTTGCACCTTGTTTTAAACCATCAGTAGTACCTTTGTCAACTTCGGGAAAATGTTGTACTTCTTGTAAAACTTTTATAACTCTTGGAAGATTCAGTAATTCAAGTTCTATATCTAAATCACTTGTTTTCATTACTTGTTAATCTTTACCGCTGTTAGTATTTGTGTTCTATCCCAAATGTTGTTGTTGATGAAAGTAATCTTAAATTCTTGACTGTTGTATTCAATAATATCACTGTCTTGTATTTTAGGATTCCATCTGATTTGAAATTTTATTTCTACAGTATCAAATAATTCTTTTGCAACTTCTTTATTACTACCATTCTGTTTTTTTACATAACATCTTGTATCACATACTTTGGTTTTCTCTTTTTTTATTTGTCCTGTTGGGGATTGTACATTGGTATATCTATATATTGTTATAAACTCTTTTGCTAATAATCCACTTCTCATATTTTATTCCTCATTCCTTTTATAGTTCTTATAAGGCTGTAAGAGGTATTCATAAGAATAAGGTATCTTACTTGGATAAGCGTTGAATGATACTGATTCTCTATTAGCATATAAGTTACCGAACCATTATTTTAATAGCTTGTTTAATTGGAAATGGCAATGTACCATCTTCATTTAACAATGTTGTATAATCTGTATTTAAGTACTTTTCAATGATTTCTTCTGCTGCTTGAATCATATCTGCTAATAATATATCATCAGCTTCAAAATCAATGTATAGATGTTGTTTTATTTCTTCTATTGTAACGTACATATTATTAGCTTTTAATAGGGATTACAGCATAACGCACATGTGCGTTATGCCATAATGTTATATATATTGAGATATTGATTAAGCAATAGTTAATTTAGCGAATGCTTCTTGTCTGATTACTTGCATTGCGATATTGTCATTGAAGTTAACTTCAGTGATATTTTCTTTACTTCTTGATAAGTTATCTACAACCAAGTCAGGTGTACCAACCTTTTGAATCAAGAAATTAGAGAACACACCGAAACCGATGTAACCATCAACTGCATTTGAAACCAATACAGGATAACCGTTCATAATACCGTTTTCCAATACCATTAAACCACTACCTGCATCTTTTGGAGTAGATTTTAATTCAGCTTCCATTTCTGGACTTACAACATAAGCTGCTGTACCATCAATGATTACGTTTGCTTTCTTAACTTGTGCAGCTAACTTAACGATGTTTTTGTATGATAAAGCACCACTAATAGCACTAGCATCAACGAAAGCACCCTTAACACCACTTACTTCGGCAGGACTAAACATTACTTTATTGATTAATTGTGCTTCAGCTTTACCGCATAAGTTGATAGCGTAAGATACCAAGTTAATATCAGCTTCTTTAATAGCTGTATTAGAGAATGGTAATGATAAACCAACTCTTACAGGATTAACTTTAGCTTTAGCAAATTCTAATTTTTGTCCTACCAATTCAATCAGAGTATTTGCAACCAGTTATTACTCAATATTTTGCGAGTAATAAGTCAGAAATATGGTCATAACCTTTAAGGGTGCATTCTAATAGGTGAAGATTTAACTTTTTTATTGTTTCTTAACGTTCTAAGCGT